GTTCCTATCTCTCCCCGCCCCAGGAGGGGGGACCACCGCCTGGAGGTGACCTGATGGCCACCAGCAGCCCCCGAAAGCCCGCCACAGCAGCGAAGAAGCCGGCGGCCAAGAAGGCCCCGGCCCGCAAGCCGGCCACGAAGAAGGCCCCCGCGAAGAAGGCGCCGGCGAAGCGCCCATCGGGCCGGTCCCGCATGGCAGCGAAGAAGGCCGCCGCCGGACCCGTTGTCGTCATCGCGGCACCCCCGACCGGCGAGCTCGCCACCTCGGTCGAGGCCTACATCGCCTCGCGCACCAGCTCGGACGACTGGACACCACGCCACGACGCCCTGGCCGACACCGCCAAGGTGCTCGCCCGCACGCTCGAGGACGGCGCCGGCCTGTCCACCGCCGCTGTCGCCCGTGAACTCCGGGCGACGCTCGCCGACCTGGCCCCCACGGTCAAGGAGGTGAGCGCACTTGAGCAGCTCGTCGCTCGCCTGTCCGCCCCGCTGGGGGACACCGAGGAACCCTGACCGTCTGACCCACGGCCCTCGGGTCGGTCTGATCTCCGAGGCGCTCGGCAAACCGCTGATGCCCTGGCAGCAGCACGTCGCCGACGTCGCCCTCGAGGTCGACCCCGAGACCGGGCTCCTCGCCTACCGGACCGTCATCCTCACGATCCCCCGCCAGTCCGGCAAGACGACGCTGATGCTCGCGGTGATGGTGCACCGGGCGCTCGGCTTCCAGTACCGCAACGTCATCACCTACTGGGCGCAGACCCGCATGGCCGCCCGCAAGAAGTGGGAAGACGAACACCTCCGACTCCTCGACGCGTCACCGTTCCGCCAGCTGTACGAGGTCCGCAAGACCAACGGCCAGGAAGCCATCAAGTGGTCGAACGGTTCGCTGCACGGCATCGAGGCGAACACCGAATCGGCCGGCCACGGCGACACGCTGGATCTGGGCATGCTCGACGAGGCGTTCCGCCAGGTCGACAACCGGGTCGAGCAGGCCGCCCGCCCCGCGATGTTGACCAGGCCGGAGCCGCAGTTCTGGATCGTGTCGACCGCCGGCACGGCGGACAGCACGTTCCTGTGGTCGAAGGTCGAGCTCGGGCGCAGCATCGTCGACATCGGCGCCGACTCCAAGGTCGCCTGCTTCGAGTGGTCCGCACCTGACGACCTGGACCCGTTGGACCCGGCGACGTGGGCGACGTGCATGCCGGCGCTCGGCCACACCGTGTCGGAGGAATCGATCCGTGCTGATGCGGAGACGATGCCGCTCGGCGAGTTCGAACGGGCCTACCTGAACCGCTGGTCGGCGCTGCGCCGCGATCCGATCATCCCGTCGGCCGACTGGATCGCCTGCCATCACCCGAAGTCGAAGATCCAGGGCCGGCCGGCGTTCGCGTACGACGTGAACCCGGAGCGGTCGTGGGCTGCGATCGCCGTGTCGGACGGCAAGCACCACGAGGTCATCGACCACCGTGCCGGCACCTCGTGGGTGCCGTCTCGGCTCAAGGAGCTCGAGGAGCGTCACCGGCCGAGTTCCATCGCCACCGAGGTGGCGGCGCCGGGCGGTTCGTTGATCCCGGAGATCCGGGACCTCGGAGTGGAGATCACGGAGATGACCGGTCGGGACGCTGCTGCGGCGTGCGGCCAGTTCTACGACCGGTCGATCGACCACGAGCTGCGTCACATCGGCCAGCCCGAACTCGACCAGGCGCTGGCGGGTGCCGCGAAACGCCGGCATGGCGACTCGTGGAAGTGGGATCGGTCGGACAGCTCGGTCGACATCTGCCCGCTGGTCGCGGTGACGGATGCCGGGTGGGCGGCGTCGTCCGCTCCGGCGAAGAAGACGAAGCCGATCTACGCGTACTGAGGAGGCCCGATGGACACCCTGATCGAACTCCTCGGCATCTGCCTCCTCGTCGCCGGGGTCGCGCTGGTGTCGGTGCCGGCCGCGTTGGTCGTCGCTGGTGTGTGCCTGGTCGTCGTTGGTTACCTGATGGAGCGCTGACAGTGGGCCTGTTCCGCCGCAGCGTCGACGTCGAGGAACGCGGCACGTTCCCGACGGTCACGTTCGACCAGCTGGTCGCTGCGTCGATCGACAGCGGCGGCGCGCTACCCGCTCCGACCGTCGAACGGATCCTGCGTCACGCCGCCGCCTGGGCGTGCATCGACGTCCTGTCGTCCACGGTGCGGGCGCTGCCGATCGACACGGTGCGCCGCGACGGCGAGAACCGCCGGCCGGTGACGCCACCGCAGCTGATCGTGAAGCCGTCGCCGATCGTGTCGCGCCGGGTGTGGCTCGGCCAGGCCGTGTTCTCGCTCGCCACCGACGGCAACGCGTTCGGGTGGGCCGACCAGACCCGCCTCGACACCAACGGGAACCCGACGTCGATCGAGTGGTTCGACCCGTGCCGTGTGCCTCGCAACCAGCGCAAGGTCGTCGACGGGATCCCCCAGGTCACCCTGAACGACAACGGCCAGTACGGCGGTGATCACCAGCTGTGGCCGTTCGGTCCGATCTTCCATGTCCCCGGCAAGATGGTGCCGCCCGGGTCGCCGTTCGCCCTGTCGCCGCTCGAGTACGCAGGAGCGTCGCTCATCGGTGGTCTGGAGGCCGAGGAGTTCTCGGCCCGCTACTTCCACGAGGGCGGCCACCCCTCGGCGATCCTGTCGTCGGACAACCCGGACCTCGACGAGGACCTGGCGAAACGCATCAAGGCGGCGTTCGTCGCGGCGATCCGCCCCGGTCGCCGCGAGCCCGCAGTGCTCGGCGCCGGCCTGACGTACTCCGCGATCCAGGTCGACCCGTCGAACACGCAGTTCCTCGACATGATCCGGTGGACCGTCGAGCAGGCGTGCCGGGTGTGGCACGTCCCGCCGGCGATGATCTACGCCGCCGTCTCGGGCCAGAACGTCACGTACACGAACGCGACGGTCGCCGATCTGCACTACCTGAAGCACTCGGTCGAGGACTACCTGACCAACTTCGAGGACGCGTTCGAGCAGGTCACCCCGACGAACATCCAGACCCGGTTCAACCGTGACGCGTTCCTGCGGGCCGACCCGATGGCTCGTGCGATGTTGCACAAGCTGCGCCTGGAGACGAAGACCCGCACCGTCGACGAGGTCCGCGGCATCGAGGACGAGGCACCGTTCGGCGGCCTGTTCGCCGAACCCGGCATCCCGGGCGCCGCCACCGAAGCCACCCCGGCCGACGAGGCCCGCCAGCTCGCCGAGATCATCCAGAAGATCTACCTCGGTGTCGGCGTCGTGCTCACCGAGGACGAAGCCCGGGACATCGCCAACCGTGCCGGCGCCGGCCTCACCGGTGCAGGCCCAGCGGCCCTGGCGCCAACACCGCCCCCGACCCCCCAGGGAGGCTCCTGATGTTCGACGCCCCACGCGAGCCGCTCTACCGCGGGCTCGCCGTCGCACCCGAGATCCGCGCCGAAGACGACACCGCCGCAGGCTCGACCATGCACGGCCACTTCGCCGTGTTCGACACCTGGACCGAGATCCACTCGTGGTTCGAAGGCGACTTCCTCGAGCGGCTCTCCCCAGGAGCGTTCGCGAAGACGATCGCCGAGCAGCGCGACCAGGTGAAGGTCCAGTTCGACCACGGCTACGACAGCTTCGTCGGCGACTCGCCCCTCGGTGTCATCGAGACGATCGCCGAGGATGAGCGCGGCGTCTACTACGAGGTGCCGCTCCTCGACACCGACTACAACCGCGAGCGCGTCCTGCCGATGCTGCAGGGCCGCACCATCGACGGCCGCACCCTCGGCTCGGTCCTCGGTGCGTCGTTCCGGTTCAAGGTCATCAAGGACGAGTGGAACGAGGAGCCAGGACGCTCCGACCACAACCCCGACGGCCTGCCCGAGCGCAGCATCACCGAGGTCCGACTGTACGAGTTCGGGCCCGTCGTCTTCCCCGCCTACCCCGACGCCACCGCCGGAGCGCGGTCGCTGTCGTTGACGGACCACTACCTCGAGCGGACTCGCGAGAAGCGATCCGCACGACCCACCGCCCACCCCGCAGACACGCCAGCCGGTTCGACCACTGGCAGCCCTGCAACCGACGAGCCGGCACAGGACCACTCGACGGGCAACACCGCAGGCGAACTCCTCGCCCTGCGCACCCGAATCGAACGCACAAGGAGTGCATCGTGAAGTACCTGGAGATCCTCCGCGCCAAGCTCGCGGAACTGACCGAGCAGCGCAACGCTGCCATCACCGAGGCCGAGGCCATCGCCGAGACCCTCGGCGACG